ATTACTACGTTTACTGATCCTAAGTGGGTGGAACAAAGGGTTGGTTTACGTTTACTTCCTCCTCCTGTTACTTTTTTTGAAGGAGAACGTCTCGTTGATCGCGTCATTGAACGTGACCCTGGCGTAGCTGCAACATATACACGCACAGGTTCAACTGTAACGGTAAGCTGCAGCAATGACCATGGTCTTGCCACTGGTAACGAAGTTTATCTTGAAGTAACAAGCGGAAATGCTGACTCTGGTTTATACACAATTACTGTTAGTAGCAGTACAGATTTCACTGTTACAACAATTGAAAGCGGTATAACATCTGGAAATCTTACAGTAACTAGACGAATACGTGGATATGATTATAACAATTACGTAGGTTATACAGTTACTGGCATTGATCTATCTACTAATGAAATTAAGTTCCAACGTACCGATTCTTATGGTACTAGGATTTTTAATCCCCGCACAAATCAACCCGACACTCAAGGCATTCCTAAAACAGTTGTCCCTGCTCACCGTGGCTTCCAAGTGGGACGTTATTTAACCACAGAAATTCGTTATCAGTGTAGTTGTCAAGATTATTTAAAACGAGAATCGTTTAACTTTTATGAAGAAGATCAAAGGCGACGTTTCCCTAATACTCCTGCTGGTCACGTCCGACCAGGCTTTCGACTAGATCGCGATAACAATCTAGTTCCTACTAGAGATGATGTTGGCGTTTATAACTCATTTGGTTATCTTGTTGTTAACAATTTTTATCAGCTTCCAACTTACGAAGACACACCAGAATATTCCAATCCATTACTTGCGTACTATCAACTTCGCTGGTGCAAACATATTTACGCTGCAATGTGGTCTATCCTCCACGATGAAGGAAACGATAAATTTTCTATCTCTTCTCGTTACGAACAGAACGGCCCAACGCTTACAGTGTTTACAGATGAGCCACATAATCTAGAAGCAAATAAACGTGTCCATTTAAATTTCAGCAGCGGTAATGCATTAGACGGCGACTACTTGGTAAGTCAAGTCCTTACTCCGAATAGCTTTACAATTGTTTATCCCTTTAGCCAAACAACAAGCGGATATTGCACTGTTGAGAATTTAAAAATTCATGAGTATGTAGGAACTTGGTTACTTGAACCTAATGATGCACCTGCTGGAGAAAGTGCTGAGCTGTTTTATAAACGTCTTAACAAAGAAAATGGCGACACACGTAAAGCTTTTGAAAGGATGAAGATGACTGATTACGGTTTACCTTGGATTGGACTTAAAACAATTGAAGGTGATCGCAATCAACCAGAAGTAATTGGTAACTATGATACAAACTTAATTACAATGGTTGCAACTGATAGCGTAAAGCGTGATGAAAATAACCAGTTAAGCTTTGATGGCATACCCGTCAACACAACAACAACGTTGTTAACGGTGTTGCAGAAGATGTTTAACTTAGATACACAGCTTATTCAAGCCGCTAAGTTTGGTTTATTAAGCCAACCATTAACTGATTACAGCCCCGGGTTTAGATTTGGTGAGATAGATTGTGGCACCTATTTAAATGGTGTTCCTAATGATCCATCTCCAGAAAATTTAGACTGCGGTACTTACCTCAATGGTGCGCCAACTGAAGCTCCTTTTACCGTAGTAGACTGCGGTATCTATGTGAATAACTAAACATGTCGGTTCAAATACTGCGTTTACGTTCTAGTCTTCTTTATGACAGGGTGTTCCCTAGCCGGTTAGGAGATGCAGAACTAGCTCTTAATTTCAATACCACAGAGCCTGGCCTGTACTTTCGTGATAATGCTGGAACACCTAACCTCATTAAGGTTGGTCCAATTCATGTTGGCAGCACTGCTCCTAACGCTGTACCTACTGGTCACACTCTTCTTTCAAAAGGGGAAAGTTGGTTAGACACAACTAGCACACAACTGCTTAAAGTTTATGATGGTACCACGTGGCAAGTGCCAAAAGCTGTTGCGTCTACTTCAGCTAGTGGATTCCCAAGCAATCCGGTAGATGGGCAATTACATTATGACAAGTCGGCACCAGGGCTTTATATTTATAACGGAACAACTGCTAACTGGGATAATATTTAAATCTTGTGGTTCATCATGTGATCCCAGATACGATCAAGCTTTTGATGAACCGCTTGCATTTCCCTTAAGAAATCTTGTTTGAGAACGTAGTCGCGAATGATAGTATTTTCTAAACGGTCATAGTTGTTTTCAATCTTTTCAAACCTGGTGTTGATCCGTTCGTTAAAGGTTGAAAGCGATTTAGATAAACCTGTAAAGGCTGCCAACCCTGCGGTAATGGCTGCAAGAATTACCTCAGGGGTCATCTACATAAATTGATCTCTACTTATTCTAAAGCGTTTAACGACAAAGATTTAACGATTTAGAATAAACCTAAGGCTCTAAACAAAGCTGTGGCAACCGGATACGAACCGAATATTGAAGGTGCCTTAGCAGTTCTTGTTGACTTAATGCAGGGCAATGGTTTTACGATGACCCGCGCACCTTATGCACCTAACTACCGTGGTTTAGTTGATGCATTAATTGATCTTAAAGATAGCTTTCCTACTGTTATCCCTTTCCGCGTAGGTTTTGACGCTACAACGTTTGAAGCAGTTTCTCAGGGGGAAGCATTGTACATGCGTGCTAGCGATGGGCTTGTTGGTCGTGCTATTGCAAGTGGAACTTTAGATCAAGCTTATGTGGTTGGATTTGCAGATACCAGCAAAGGATCTGGACAAGTTGTCAAGGTTTTGGTTACAGGTATTGAAGCCATGACTGGTTTAAACGCAGGAGATCATTATTTTTTATCGGCTGCTAGTGCTGGCGCTATTACAACTACACCTCCTTCTACTGCGGGTCAGTATGTTGTCCGTGTTGGAGAAGCAACGTCAGGAAGTGAATTAGCCATTCAATTAGAACCTCCTATTCTGCTGAGTTAAGATGGCAACACGCAAACCTATAACTCTAGTCAATGGTTTATTTCAGGAGGTCAATACTCCAACAGATAAACTTGATCTAGCGGGTAATACAACAACTGATCTTACTGAAGGTACTAATCTTTACTACACCGATACCCGTGTACGTGGTGCTATTTCGTTATCTACAACGAATCCTGCACCTGCAACAGGGCTTGGAAGTTTAACGTATAACTCCAGCACTGGTGCGTTTACTTTTACACAGGTTACTGACTCTGTTGTTCGTGGTTTATTTAGTGCATCCACTTCAACTGGTATTACCTATAACAGCACAACAGGTCAATATTCCCTTGCAAACATTCCTAATAGCTCGTTAACTAATAGCGTTATCAACATTATTGATGCGTTTGGAGTTACAACAGCTGTTCCTCTTGGCAACTCTCCCGCTTATGACGTTGGTCCTGCAGCCACAATCATTGAGCTAGTTCGTAATGAAACTGGTTCCGCCATCCCTCGCGGAACACCAGTTTACATTGCAGGTTACGCATCAGGACGACCGCTTGTGGCTCCTGCAGACGCCAGTGATCCAGCCAAAATGCCTGCTATTGGCTTGGCCTATGAACAAATTCCTACTGGAAACAATGGCAGTGTTGTTGCCATTGGTATTGCAAAACAAATTGATACCAGTACGTATACAGTTGGTCAGACTATTTATGTAGGTACGGCGCCAGGTACTTTAACAACAACGCCACCAACTGGAGAAGGAAACCTTCTGCAGAATATTGGTAAGGTTACAGATGTAGGTGTTAATGGACGTGTTCTTGTTCTTGGTCCAGGTCGTACTGCTGCAACACCTAACTTAAACAATGGCCGTATTTTCCTTGGAAATGCAAGTAATCAATCTGTTGCAACCACATTAAATACTAGCGTTGTTCCTGAAAGCACCAATCTTTATTACACGGATGCTCGTTCACGATTAGCAATCAGTGTTACTGATAGCGGTGGCGACGGTTCTATTAGTTACAACAACAGTACTGGCGTTATTACCTACACAGGTCCGTCTGCAACAGAAGTCCGTGCTCACTTTAGTGTTGGTGCAGGTTCTGGTTTAACTTACAACAGCAGTACTGGTGTATTTGGAACAAGTGCAATTCCAAATAGTCAGCTGCAAAACTCTAGTTTAACAATTGGATCTACTTCAATTGCACTTGGCGGTACAGCTACAACAATTGCTGGACTACTATCGTTAACATCAGACGCTCTTTATGTTGGGTCTGTAGGTACTGCTAATAGCATTGTACTAGATTCTTCTGGTATCACCTTTGAAGGATCTGGTGTTGATGCGTTTGAAACTGTATTGACAGTTACAAATCCAACAGCAGATCGAACTTTCACACTACCTGATGAATCAGGTGTTGCTGCAACTCAAGATTATGCTGTTGCTGTTGCAGTTGCATTAGGATAACATTATGGCAACCCAAGTACAATTTAGGCGCGGTTCAGCGGGTGAAACTGCTGGTTTTGTTGGAGCAGTTGCTGAAGTTACCGTCAATACTTCACAAAATATTTGTGTTGTTCATGATGGCGTTACTCCAGGTGGCTTTCCACTGTTACGCCAAGACGGCACCAACATGGCGCTATCACCAGGTAGCCTCTCCAGTTGTGCCCTTAAATTTGCAAACGATCCCAATACAGGCTTGATTAGCCCTGGCTCTGACCAGTTGACGCTAGTAACAGGAGGCGTTGCTAGAGTTACAATAGATTCATCAGGTACAGCGACTTTTACTGGAAACGTTTCGATTGCCGGTAGCTTAACTGTCAATGGTTCGTTTACATCCACTGATAACATTGCTCTTATTGTTGCTCTAAGTTGACATGGCAAGTACTTTTAAAAACAACACCAAATCCAGCTTAGTTACAGCTACGATTACTGATTCTTCTGCAACTGTTGTAACAGCTGGTGGTACTGCCACCCTGGTGCTTCTCAGTATCATGGCTGCAAATAAAACAGGTAGTAGCGTTAATGTGGATGTTTATCTTGATCGTAATACTGGCGATGATGTTTATCTTGTCCGTAATGCGCCAGTCCCAGCAGGATCAACACTGGAGTTAATCCTTGGCAACAAGGTTATTATGCAGTCAAGCGATAAGTTGCAAGCGCGTTGTGATACTGGATCCGCTGCTGATATGGTTGTTAGCTATCTTGAGCAGACTCCGTAACAATGGGCCTAACAGTTAATCAAGACTCTATTCGTTTAATTGATGAGCTTGCTTTATTAAAAACAGAGCTAGAAAAAAAATTAGAACAACTTGATGAACAGCTTCTGCGTTTAAACCAGGCTGTTTTTTATGTTGCTGCTGTAGGAGAACAACCTGCAAGTTGGGAGGGTGTACGCCTAAAGCGTGACCTTTTGTTAAAAGCTAGCGACTGGACCATGATTACAGGAGCAACGGTTGATCAACGTGAGTGGTCTAAATACCGGCAAATTCTAAGGGATCTTCCTCAAACTTACGCACAGTCAGAGCCAAAGCAAATCATTTGGCCTGTTGAACCTTCTGTTGCTGGTCCTAATACAACTCCAGTAGAATAACAATTATTGACTAAATAAAAACAGTGGCATACTTAGGCAATGATTTGCAGGTGGCGTTTCCTGTCTACCGAAACATTGACGATATTAGCGGCTCTTTCAATAGTTCAACTACAAGCTTCCCATTAAGAGTCAGCGGTGTTGCTCCTGTTCCTGCTCCACTATATTCTCAACAGTGTTTAATTTCTGTTGGCGGTGTTGTTCAGCGTCCTGATGATAGTGGCAGTGAAGGTTTTCGTTTAAGCGGCGGCAATACC